CGTTTTGATAGTTTACTCATTATCTTTCCTTCCTTTGTCCATTTTGTTAATCTCCTATGATATTATGCGACAAGCCAATGTTTAGCTTTTCGCTTTGGTTTAAACCATTGTTTTTTTTCTTTATCACGCTTCATATTCGTAGGAAACGAGTGCACTTGTGCGTAATAAAGACTTTCTATTGTGTCGTCATGCGCCATTTTGGGCCCAAAAGTAACAATTTCGTTGATTAAATCAAACATATTTTTCCTCAAATGTACCGTTCCTGTACTAAAACGGCCTGAAAGACCACTATAAATACGATTTCGCTTCTGTGTTCCTCCTGGTTTCTCAGGAATTACTGCAATATCGAACCTATTTAGCCTCCTTCTTTCATCATTTAGAGCCTGAAATATGCTTCTGTTCATAGCTACGTCCTCAACTGTTGACGATATACAGTTATATTTCTCATGTAATTCTAATATATAATCAACAACCCCTTTCTTACCAATTATCTCCCCATTATCTGGAGATTTACTACCAATGGTAGGAATACTTCTATGCCTTTCATATTCTAAAACATATAACTCATTATTTGAATCAATTGCGATTACCATGATTACACTAAAGTCAGCATGCTTAGTATCTATATCTGTGGCAGGGTCACATCCTATAAATGTGTTAACTGGTGATTGTTCCCCATCCGTTACAATATAATTCACTCCATTTTCGTGTTGATAGTACCCATCCCAGTAATTAACATGCTTCCTATTCCATACTGCATCTTCATCGCTCATTACCTCCATCATATACTCTTGATAATATTTTTGAGGTTGCCCTGAGTCTGAATAAAACTTTTTCTTCTCCTTTAACTTCTTTTCACTGAAAAATGAAGGCCACAAAGCAGAACCATTATCTATGACTGCTTTATATGTAATCACATTCCAAGCAAATTCTTCACCAGCCTTCTTAGCTTTGTCATGACTTGTAAGAAGATTATTAATAAAGGAATCATAATGTACGGGAGTGCCATTAACACGCAACCTACCAGTATGAGGCTCAAGTGCAGGATAAACAACGGCAGTGACAAGATTTGCGTTCTTATCCCTTGCTTCTCTTGTAATTGTGTTTGCTTCATGTTCAAAATCATCCAGTACTATTAAATCATATCTCTTATGTAATTTAGCTCCTCCACGAATACCAGACACATTAGATTTACTAATTAACTTACACCCATTTGACAACTCCACATCTTCTTCTGTCCATTTACCCCCTCTCATGTTACCGAAATAATACTTAATTTGCTCATTATAATCAAGGTGATGTTTTACATAATCCATATTCCCCACTGACAATTTCTGAGTTGCTGATACCCAAGCATAGAATAAAAAATCACCCTTTGGGCAAAAAAGAAAGTCCTTTAATATAGAAGCCTTTGTAAGTACTGTTTTTCCGTGTCCTCTTGGAATAATAATTGCAGTTTGTTTTATACTCTTATCATCTATTGTATCTGCAATCTCGTAATGGAAAAAAGGAGTCTCACTTCGCATGAAATCATTTGGTAGAAATAACTTACCAAAAGCGATAAGGTCTTTACTTGCAAGATGTAAAGCTTCTTGAGCTTCGGATACATTCTCTTTATTTATATTAGCCACCTGGATACCACACATCTGACTGAAAATCTATTCCAATCGACCCAAGCAACCTGTCTCTTTCATCAGAATCAATATAATGAAAAGCTTCTAAAGACCCTTTTTGACTATATAAATTCCTCTGTAATTTTCTTATCCAATCCGCTGGGCCTCCCCTCTTCAACACACTTGGGCCTTCAGAATGTAAAGCTTGTTTTGCATACTCCACTAAAAATTGAGGAACACCCCCAGCCTCTCGATATTGAGCTACATGGGGCAACTCATCTTTTACTATTCCTGTTATCGATCTCTTAACCATTTCCCTGGCTTCTTTCTTACCAGACTTTTTTGACTCACTTCTATACATTTTCTGATATTTACCCATATCTATATATATGGTATTCCCAAGTGTAAATGGTCTACCCTGTGACATACCTGCAAGCAACGCAGGAGTAGGTCTAATCTTTATTCCTTCTTTTGAAAGTTCATCTGATACTTGTGGAATAATGTCATATCCATACCATCCCTTATTTAACCTTTTCTTTCTTTCTTCATCCTTCTTTTCTTTCTCTTTAAACTTTTGATCCCCTCTTATAGAGTGTTCACGCTTAACTTCTGAAGGCAGTTGGTTAATATCAACTGATGAGTTATCAGCAGCAGTGGTCATAAGATTAAATACTATATCATCAACTTTCTTCTTCTTTAGACTTTCCATTACCCCAACTCTTTATATCCCTTAGTATTACTATCTATAAAACGCGGAGTATTTTTATAATTCGCTGTTATTTCAGAACCTTTTTTAATATTTTTCGCAGAATATAGGTTATAATCACGACCTTCCTTCTTTAAATACGAATTATTATCAAACTGATGATTAACTTTTTTTCCAAGTTCTGTCCTAATATAATCTTTTCCTTCCATTGGTTCTGAAACCATACCTTTCGTTTTTATAGTAGCCCCAATATTTTCTTTAGAATCTATATCTCTTGACGCAAACGCTCCAGTTCCATGTATTTCAGAATTATCGAGATAGTAGTTCTTTGATATATCCACATCATCATTATCATAGACATCTTTCATCATTTCAAAAGCTTTATCGTCTATATCACTTTTTGCTTTCTGTCTCATTTTTCTTTTCCTTTAAATAATCTTCAAACCCTTTTGAATCTTTATTCATTTCAACATAGAGCTCAAACACTTTCTCTAAATTTAACAATCTTTCTACTAAAGAAAAAATCATTGTTTTGTTGTCAACAATAACCCTCTTTAAATCATGCTTCGTTAATGTGCTTCTACGCTTCAATGTTTATCTTCATTACTGTTAAATCAGTAAATATACTATTAAACATCAATCACTTACCATCTTTTCTGGTACTTCCATACCCTCTATAATCCCGAGTATCGTCATAAGAGAAACCATATCCCTTGATGTTAAATTGTATAAATTTATCGTTTTCAAATTTTTCTTATGACTCTTTAGCAATCTAATTGCTTCATCTAATTTCAATCCTGTAATCTTGCTTGGAATATGATGGTATCTTGTATGCAACACATCATTAGGATTCATATACTTTACCTCTATAAATACATCTACCTTCATATATACCAACTATTTCAGTATAAAAACTTTCTTCGTCGTATTCTACAACACCAAACCCCTGTTGCCAATTATGTCTCGTGCTGCCAGAAGGGACTATACCATCTAAACTAGCAAGAGTCCCAAGAGTAACTGCCTGATATATCTTTGGTTTATGGTGAGTCCATATTGTCTTATGTGCCATTTCAAGTCTGTGAGTATGCCCAGTTATTATACTAACTCTTGCATTTTCAAGTAATTTTGTTACTGACTGCCCACTTTTAGCTCCAACTTTATTCCCATGAATACAAACTAAGTTATCGTTAATATAATACTCCCCATGAGGATAATCCCCCACATATTCTACATCCATCTTATGCAATCCAAGTAAATATGGAATTGATAAAATTGGCGGAACAGATGGTTCATTAGCAGGTCTTATTCCATACGCTTGAATAGTATTCTTTGCAATACTGTCAATCATTCTCTTTTCATGGTTACCTTCAATATAAATCATATCTTTGCAATACGGTCTAATATCCGCAATCCACCCAGCAAGAAAATCAAGTGAGGCCTGAGTAGTAAAAGTAAATTCTGGTCTTACAAGATAGTGAGTACTCCAATCTGGTAAATCAAGCATGTCACCAAGTAAGACAACTTTATCTGGCTTAACATCCTTTATTACCTGGGTTACAATTCCTAATGCTGATAAATCGTGTAGTGGTGTCATTTCAAATGTCTGCATATCTCTCTTATATCCAACCTGTAAATCAGGAACTACAACACATTTACTAAGATCACCTTTTGGAAATTTAACTTTATTAAAGTTTATAGGTTTAACAACAGCCCCGTGAATCGTAGGAAACAAACATTTAACAGGGTTTTTTCTTATTAATGTAGCTTTTGCCTGGTAATTAGTATGCACACTCCAGTGAATCTTACCATCCACTTCGTACTTAGCAGCAACATCCCACTTATTAACTTTGAAATGAGTAACCTCCCACTCGCCCCTATCAATCTCAAAACTATCTAATAACTCATCAAGGGTTGGTGGTTTATCTGTATCAGTAAACTTAGAATCAATGTACTTATAGTTTAATTCTTCAAATTCCTGAGATGACGATGTTACTCCATCAACACCTACAGTAACTGATGTAGATTGCGAACCCCATTCTTTTCCACAACCATTACACTTGTATCTTTGATATCCACGACTTGTACCATTTTTCTTTGTTCTCGATGAACCACATTTTGGACAAATACTCATTTGGCCTCCTCAGCTGTAATTTGCTTTTGATCTCTTGTCGCTCCTTCTAACTGTTCAGGGGAAAACCCTTGAAAGACTCCTAGCAATCCCATCTCCCTTTGCTTTACTGTCGCTCCAGATGTGCCAACTATCTTACCTAGCTCTTTTGCTGACTGAAGTACTATATTATCATCTTCGCTATAATCAGCTAGGTTCTTTAATTTATTAAGTACATACTCATGGTCTATACCTAACGCCTTAGCCACATCTAACACAGATTTTTCTATCTCTTTCATAACTCTCTCCTGCTTTAGTAGTATTGTTGCTTTCTTCCTTGCCTTGTCATCTGACAACTCATTATATGCATTTTTAAAGGCCTGCACGGCACCCATACCAACAACTATATTGGTTGCAAATTCTCTTTCTTTTCTTGTTGGGTTTACTCTCTCCTTTACTCTATTGTTCGTGTTCTTTATTTTCTTACTAAATGTATATCTATTGGGATGGGCACTAAAATCCGTGTCCATAAATACAGTTTTTCTATTTAGAAAACTACCAACAACTGTTCTAACCCACCCATTCGCATACTTATAATTCTTTCTATCTCCTGGATGCTTAACACTTTTGCTGACTTTTAATAATTGTATAATTCTCTTATCATCGCTCCAAACCCAATCACCTTCATCAGCTTCACGCCAATCTTTTAAAGGTATTTTATTTGGATGGTCATTGTAAAACTCGCTAATATGGTCATAGACATAATGAGCTTTGTGCTTAACTATTTGCTTTTCCACTAAGATTCTTCTTTAAATTAATAATCTCTCGTTCAGAAATTTGAACCACCAGACTATTAATCAAATTATGTACCTCATCTGGTATCATAAACATTTCACCATCTATCTCTATTGGGTGATACTTATGTGCTAAATGCTCCAGTACAAATTCCTGCTCATCTTGAGAAAGCATCTGTAATTCTTTTATTACATCAGCCATCGTCTTTTTTTATTTTTTCCATTATTTCTTCAAACACTTAATACACACCTTATCTTTTCCCTCCCTACCACCCCTTAATTTAAACTATAAGTCAATATCTATCAATACTTATTTTTGCCCAAGTTATTACAAATAAAATAATGTCATTTTGATGCGTAGCCTTATTTATCATGCTATCCCGTTAATTGGGATTATTGTAAATACGATTTACGTTAATTATCATTTCAATTATATAGTTATTCAATAGTTAATCAGCTGAAAGGAGTGACTATGGAAAAGTACAAACAAATGCTTGCAGACGGCAAGATAACACGTGAAGAGTACGATACTCTTAAGGCCGCGTATTTGAAAAAGCAACGCCTCATCGAAGAAGAAGATCGTAACGAAGCGTGGGACAAAAGGTTACGTGATGCACCTCTCGCAGAGAAGAAGAAGATGGCGAGAGAAGCTGCAGCGAACGCTACAATCTTAGCTGCTAAACAAGCAGATTGGGAAGACCGAAAGGAACTCAGTTCACTAGGTCGTCGCCTGAACTTTGCAGCACGAGGTGGAGCGACATCTAGCGTCTTCTAAACACACGACCAGGTTGGCAGACCCTGAGAAAACTGCCAAACCTTTTTATTCCCCTTATCCCCGTTATACTCGCAATGCAAGACGCATGAAAGGAGAGGTTATGTCTAAGATTAATGTACAAAGCGCATCAATAGCCGCATTTAAGCGTGCATCAGTACGTATTAGTGGTAAAGGTAAGCGTAGAAGTAAGGGTAGTCATCGTAATAGTTCAAGAAAGAGTCGTATCAGACTGTAACTTGGGCATCAACTTGATGGTTGGCTTCAGGGCAGCAGCACGATTGTTAAAAGCCCAACAATTGTGATAGGTACTGTTGTGGAAAAGCATTGTATAGGCAACGATGTGCAACGGATGATGTCAATTCATTGAAAACATCATGGTATGCTTAGGCGGTACGAAGCGGTTGTCGATAATGCAAGACTGAAGTCAATCATTAATAATTAATAAGGAGACAATTCAATGGATTATATGCAATCAACCACAATAGGTCAAGGAGCTATAAAGGCGCAAATATTCTTAGATGCTTGGCATAGTTATTGTATGGAGTCAAGGATATTTAGAATACTAAGATTCTTTGGACTAAGAAGGTAAGAACTAACAATAACAATAGGAGGTGTATTTTCAAACGTGAAACTAAGTATTACGAATGGAAGAAACCAGGAAGCTCAAAACATGATGATCGTATTCCCATATATCATGATTCACCAGAGAATCGATACATAACACCTTGGCGGGAAAGAGTATTTCCAAGTCATAGTGATTTAACTAAGATTGATATTGAAAGGTATGTTTCTTTAATAAGAAACTGGGGTTACAGATTATACAAAGAGCTAAAAGGTAAAACTTAATGAAAGGAAGAACAATCATGGAAATAGAAAA